GGGCTGACGATTCAACGATTGACTATATGCTAAGGCAAGGCGATTCTTGGGCGTTTTCCAATGTTTCCGGTTTTCCTTCACGACTCGACTGGAGAATTTGATATGTTGATTCCTTATCCAACAGAGTTTCCGCGAGAGGCATTGACGATTGTGCTGGACCTTGTGCGGGGCCAGCCGCTCGACGTGCCCGCTAGCGCCCATGCGTGTTGGTGCGTTGCTGGCTATGCGCTTAGTCAGACGTTGGGCGGCGGACCGGTCATCTCTGGCACAACAAGCGTATTGGACGATGAAAGCGTCATCAAAATGGCGCTTGATTCGATCGAGCCTGGTCATGTTGCGCAAGGCTTGTTTCCGTGGGGCCTTGTCCTATCAATCGTGCTAAAATTGCTTGTTAATAAATTTGGATCATAACGTGATCAATTGGGGCGCGTTTTTCCTGTCGTCATCGACTCCACGGTCTCCACAATGGGAGACCGTGCGGCGCAGATTTGTTTCCGGGAAAAAATGTGCTGGTTGCGAATCAACGGTATCGCTCGAGGTTCACCATATTGTCCCGTTCGACGTGGATCCAAGTCTTGAACTCGAGCCAAATAACCTGATCTGCCTATGTCGTGAGTGCCATTTTCAGCTAGGTCATCTGCGCAACTGGTCGGCGTACAATCCATCGGTAATCGATGATTCAGCGGTATATTTGCAGCGTTTTCTCGAGTCGAGATTACGACTCAAGCGAAAAACTTGAAACTGTAAACCGCTACCAATTCACGACTTAGAACAATTTTATAAAAATTGGCAAAATACCTCTTGCGTGTTTTGGCGCAATCGTGCATATTGATCCTGTCGCAACGACGCGACACGATGATAAGAAACGACAAGGGAATACGACAATGAGCCGCACAATCACACTGATGGAAGTTAACGAATACCGCGCACTGGTCAACCGATATTGGGAATCAATGGCGGGACAGGACGACAAAACAATTAAGGCGCGCGTACACAAGGCCGAAGTTGCAACGTTTGAATCTACTGGTCATCCACTAATGGGACGCCGCCACAACACGGCGGCTAATCGGTTGCTCTGGGCTCATTGTAGCGCAATTGTTGACGCTGCCGAACAACGCGGCGTCCGAACCTAACCCACTGATGAGCCCCGGGGCGCCGGGGCGAAACCCTACGGGGTCTGGGACGCAATTACACGATGATACGATAGGAGATGATGGCCATGGTTACTTTGACAATCGATGACGTATTTTCCGCCGGATCTGTCGAGCTTGCGATTGTTTCGTGGGCGCAAAGTGCCGACGGTGTTAACGCTGGCAACGAACAAAGCGCAGTAGTCGGACTCAATGAAGGCGCGCGTATCTACATTGATAGCGCCGATGGCCGGACGTGCGAACAAATTGGCGCAGAATCAACGGATCAAAATGCACGTATGGACATTGGCGGATCGTACTACACGATCAGCGATTGGAGCGAATATTCAGTCGTCGAGCTCGAAGTACCGACAATCGATGAGGCATTGGAGCGGCCAGACCTTGCCCGTAAAATGGCGCGCGCGGCAAAAGCCTGGCATTTTGCTGAAAGCGATTTATCTGGTTGGGCTGAACTTATTGAAGAGCTCGACGAAATTGAAGGTGCCGCAACAACTCTAAAAGGCTATGGCGATATGTACACTGGCGGTTGCATCGCCGACGCAGCGCATGAATGGCTCGATGCGGGCATCGAGGATGATGGATCGATCGGATCATGGTGCGATATCGGGTGTTGGAATGCTTCTACGGCGGCGGCGTGGATTGCCGCTGGCCTAACTCCAAATGACGTTGAATCGGCCGCTAAATCCATGCAGGAGGAAACCAGCGACGACGATATGCACGCTCGATATTCAGGTGGAATTATTTACGCGTGCTGCAATAATGACATTGATTACAAAGACGTAATTAAAATGCACAATAATCTCATGGCCGAATAATCCCGATCACGGATGGCGGGGTCGTCCCAATACCAACGAGCGTCGTGATCAAAGAGAACCATCACGACGCATTCAGCGGCGGCGGGGAATGTGAGTATCGACTTCTTTGTACGGTCCCGCCATCCGCGTTTCTGACCGTCTCCACCACTGCACTCCAATCGAGTGCAGGACTGGAGCCGATCACAATGACCGGCTCAACGACGATAGGAGATGATTATGCCGATACCCGTTACTCTGGCCGACTTGCGCGCCGATGCGCAAATGCAGATCCAGCAGAAACTAGCCGAAGTTTCGCAATCCGCGCGTAGCCTGGCTGACCTTACAAGAGGTCAATACCTCGAATCCGATGGCGCGTTAATGTACGCGCTCAACACAATTCAGAGAGAACTATCGGACGCAGTTGCGGCCGCACGGATTCTAGCTTTTCTACGGTATTGCCGGGAGGAATCCAACAATGATAATCAGGAGTAATAAACGCGAATGGAACACGGTATCCAGCGCACCGGCAAAGATTGACATATCGCACGGCCAAGAGCCGAAAAGTTTTTCTGGTCGATCAACGCACCATGTTCAGATCAAAATGCACAACGGTTTTGCCCAACAGCGCATTATGCAAGTAAATGAGGATTGCTGTTATTTCAGCGATCCAGTTGAGATCGATATTGAAATGTTTGAATCGATGTTTGACCTTATTCGATGCGTTAAGAGAAGGAGTTCGGATAATGCAGAATAATCCAGCCAGCGAGTTCAACCCGCGCGATCTTGACCACGAAATACGCGCCGACGATTGCCGACAAACGCGCAAATTGATAAGCGCACAAAAAGACCTGCAAGACGCATTGGCGGCATACATTGACGCCGAAACCAAACAGCAATACGTATGGATGCGGGAACGATCCACGATGCGCAACTCTCATCCGGAGTGCCGTGCAAAATGCCCGTTAGAAAATGAATTGCGTGGCAGTACTCGCAATGATTGTTTATCGTGCGTTGGTTGCCGCAACCGTGCTAGCAATTTTCGCAATGCCCGGTGCCAAGACTTTGACGAAGCTTTACGCGTTGTGGCGGAAATGCGGGCAATGATCGACCTCGACGGCGAAGCATTGCGAATTTGGGTTGCATTAAATGGCAACAATCAGCCGAAAACAAAACCAGCGGATCACGACATTAGACTGGATCCGCCAGTACCTACATTCATGGAGTGATCGGTTATGTTGCGTATAATTATTGTTGGGGCATGTTTAATGACTGGATGCCAGGCTACGCGGGTAGCCGTCACAATTGCGGCTCCAATGAGCCGTCCAACCGATGGTCAGATTAATTTGACCATCACACGATGAGAGGACATGACATGACGACGGACATACCATTCCGTCCGGGCTTGAGAGTACATCGCCGAATTGGGGAAAGTTTTGTTATTTTCGTCAAGGGCAAAGAGGATTTTATTACCACGCTAACGCTCAAACATGCGTCCGGCGGAAAGGCCGTGCTCGAGATTAATGAGGGTAATGGACCTGAGATCGAGCATATGCGGATACATGAGGAGATCGTATTTGGCGATGGCGAAGACGAGTGCGTGATTGTCCTAGATAGTGCCGCTGGATCTCATGCCAGTTTTCGGGCGCTGGCTGGACCAGCGGTTAGGATTCGGAGAAATGAGGAAACGAGATGATACCAGGCATAACGAAAGGGAAAGCGGGCAAGCCGCCGCGCGTGCTGATATATGGCACGGAAGGCATTGGTAAAAGCACTTTTGCCGCTAATTGTCCAGAGCCAATATTCATCCCTACGGAGGATGGTATTGGTGAGATTGATTGTGCGCAGTTTCCGCTTGCAACGTCATACGATGACGTTGTTAAAGCACTGAAGCAATTATCCACATTAGATCACGACTACGAAACAGTTGTTATTGATTCGCTCGACTGGCTGGAACGGCTGATTTTCGACAAGGTCTGCACGGAAAACAATGTCGATAACATCGAAAAAGCTGGCGGCGGATATGGTAAAGGTTACATGCTCGCTGTTACGAAATGGCGGGAGTTGTTAACAAATCTTGACGTATTGCGCAACGATCGCAATATGGTCGTAATTTTGCTAGCGCATGCGAAGGTCGAGCGTTTTGAAGATCCGGAGAGTACGCCGTACGATAGGTACGCTCCACGGCTGCACAAACACGCTTGCGGCCTTGTATGTGAATGGACCGATGCGGTACTGTTTGCGACTCGACGTATGCGCGTTGAAGTCGATAACGGGGCCGGTTTTGGCCGCACCAGGGCGATCGCTCGCTCAATTGGTGCGGATGGCGGGGCACGCATTCTCCGAACTGTCGGAGGGCCAGCGTGCCTAGCCAAGTATCGATATGGGGTAACGGTAGATCTACCGTTATCGTGGAATGATTTTTGTAACGCAATCACGAAAGGATAGGCCATGGATCTTTCAGGTTTTAATGCACGCGATATCGAGCCAGCCAAGGGAACCAGCGACGTAATCCCTACCGGGAAATACGACGTAGTCATTAGCAAAACAGAAACGAAACCGACGAAGTCTGGCAATGGCGAATACCTACAATTGGAATTCACGATTATTCAAGGGCCGCACGCCGATCGAAAGGTCTGGAGTCGATTGAACCTCGACAACCCTAACCCGATTGCGGTATCGATCGCTAGGGCTGAATTGTCGGCCATTTGTCGGGCGGTAGGCGTGTTGACGCCATCGGACTCCAGCGAGTTGCAGGATATCCCGCTTAACATCGATATCCGCATCGAGAAACGCGCCGATACCGGCGGCGAAACCAATGTCGTGAAGGGATTTTATCCAGCGGTTCAAGGCCAATCAAATCCGTTGCCTGATGATATTTTTAACGGTCCATTAGTGCACCATCAGAAAATTGAGTTTCCGCCGAAAGCACCAGCGGCACCAACTGCACCAATTAAGGGCAAGTGGGGAAAATAACCATCCGTCTTCCGTTGGCCATGGCATTGGATTGATCGTTTCAATTCAATATTTTAGGTTAACCCTGAACTGTCATCCATGGCCAACGGGTTTTTATTGTGCGGGTACTGGTGGAGACTCAAAACTAATATGAGTCATCGAGGTTCGATTCCTCGAGCTTGCAATGTTTCGATGAGATGAGATGAGAACGAAAGGACTTGATATGAACTATGATCAATTTCTTGAGCGCAAAACTCAAGTCGGATCACTGCACGGTTTTGATCCGGTATGGATGCCAGACAAATTATTTCCGTTTCAAAAAGCACTTGTCGAATGGGCTATCCGCAAGGGCCGCGCGGCTATATTCGCCGATTGTGGCCTAGGCAAGACCGCTATGCAATTGACGTGGGCGGAAAATGTCGCCCGCAAAACTAATGGCCGCGTGCTTATTCTCACGCCGTTGGCCGTGGCATTTCAAACGGTCAGCGAAGGATCAAAATTTGGTATTGATGTCGTGCAGCGTCGCACGGGATTGGCTGCTGGAGATCGAATTGTTGTAGCCAATTATGAACGGCTCCATCATTTCTCGCCGGAG